ATCTGTAAACCGGTATTTTGCACTCAAAACAACATTGCGGTTATACTGAGGGCATTTTACAGATTTACCTATGATCGTGTAATAAGAGGACATAGCATAGCTCCTTTCTTTCGTACTTGGACGTGCCAGCGCCCTGTACAACAAGAATATTGGAGAATTAGTGAAAAGTCAAGAATAGTTGGAGAGGAGGTGAAACCATGACATTTTCTCAAAAGTTAAAATACATACTTTCAGAACAGAATATATCTCAGGCAGAGCTATCCAGATTAACAGGCATAAATAAAAGTTCTATTTGTCAGTATCTATCAGGCAAAAACATACCATCCAAGAAGAGACAGGGCGTGATTGCTACAGCAATAGGGATGCCAGAAGATTACTTTGGAAACGAAAACTTCAAAGAACCAAGTATATCATATCCTAAGATTCCGCGACTTACACTCACGGAGACGGCTGGAATCATGGGAGTGTCACAACGAGCACTTGCACTTGGTATTCAACAAGGATTATATCCATGGGCCCAGGCTTTACCAGGGAAGAATAAGAAGAGATATATCTATTTTATTAATGCAATTAAGTTTGCAGAAGCGCAGGGAATAGACTTAGAAGAATATAAAAATGCACCCTACAGAGCGGCAACTCCAACGGGTGCATAGGTAAAATATCAACTATAGTATACCTCAAAAAGAGGAAAAATGGAAGGAGAAATTTATGATTAAGGCAGATTCAAATACAGGAGAAGTAGTAAGAAGAGGGACAGGAGTTGATTTAATTGTGGAAGTTGCAATGATTGGCAATGCGTTAGGTAGTACTTTACCAGCATCTCTTCACGAGGATTTAAAGAATGCTTTTTTGATTGGATTGGCGTCTGAAAGTGAAGAAGAAATGGCTGCTAAGTTAAGTGCATCTATAATAGCACACAAAGATGGCAAGAGAGTTACTTCAAAAGCAGATAAAAAAGTAGTACCTGAAAGCATGGACAAGGCTCTTGATGTAATCATTGAAGCAATGATGAAAGCAATTGGTGAGGAAATTGGTAATTAATTTTTTACTTAAAAAATATGAGCAGAATGAAGCAGCTCTTATTGCTCAGCCATATGAGCCACTGTTGTTAGCACGAAAAGAAGCATTAATAAAACTAATCCTGTTAGATACAAGAAAAAATAGAAGGCGAGGGAAATTAAATGTTTGGCAATAAAAGATTAGAGACATACGCAACAAAGGATGACTATACAGGGAAAGCTCGTCCAAAAGTTGTCATCTCAATTGCAGATGAGAATATTGCAAGAGATATTGCAGATTATTTTAAAGCTAAAGCAATGGATGCTTTAGAGGATACATCGAGAAGAAATAATGAAAAAGAAGCAGAGGAATTTTTACATATTTGTAACGAAATCAAGGCCGGATGCGAAGAAGTATTCAGTGTGGAAGAAAGTGAGGGGACAGAGAATGAACCTGTACGAGATTAACGCAGAAATCATGGCGTGTGTAGATGAGGAAACGGGAGAGATTATCGATACGGTCAAACTGGATCAATTGCAGATGGCATTTGACGAGAAGGTAGAAGGCATTGCTCTTTATATCAAAAACTTAGCAGCGGAAGCCGTAGCGATCAAGGCAGAAAAGGACAAACTTGGAGAAAGACAGAGAGTCTGCGAGAATAAAGCGGCATTTTTAAAGAATTATTTGCAGTCTAACTTGTGTGGAGAAAAATTTAAGACTGCGCGAGTGCTTATTTCGTATCGCAAGTCGGAGTCAGTTGTAGTAGATGATCTGTCAAAAGTGGACAAATCATATCTTAAGTATTCAGACCCTGTTGCCGATAGAACAGCGATTAAAAAAGCAATCAAGGCAGGTGCAGTTATTGAAGGAGCACATCTGCAGCAGAATCAGAACATCCAGATTAGATAAAGGAGGATGTGAAGTAATGAACAGTGAAAAGATTGTTATTCCTGCGAGAAAGCAGCAGGTGAACGAACAGGGAGTCATTAAATTGACTCCCGAAGCATTAAATGCACTTACGGAAGTAGTTAATGAAACAAATTTGTCCATAAGACAGGTTGCCAGCACGATTATCCTGCAGGCGATCGAAAAGAATTTGATTGAGTTTAGGCGGGAGGAAGATTAATGGCTAAAGTTATTTGTATTGCCGGTGAGTCCGGTTCAGGAAAAACAACAAGCATGAGAAATCTTGACCCTGCATCAACCTATTACATTGATGCAGATAGAAAGGGGCTGTCCTGGAAGGGATGGAGAAAACAGTATTGCAATGAAAATAAGAATTATTATGCAGGAGATAATGCGGATGTAGTAAGAGTTGTTGTGAAGAAGATTGATAAGGAACGACCAGATGTTAAAGTCATCATAATCGATACAATTAATGCTTTGATGGTGGCAGACGAAATGAGACGAAGTAAAGAAAAAGGTTACGACAAATGGGTTGATCTGGCTGCCTGCGTGTGGGACTTTATCTGCGAATGCTATACATACAGAGAGGATTTAACAATCATCTTTACGGCACATACACAGACAGATCATGATGAAAATGGCTATATGTTCACTAGGATCAAGACATCTGGAAAGAAACTGGACAAGATTGTCTTAGAAAGTAAGTTTACGACAGTTCTCATTGCTAAGTGCGTGAATGGTTCTTACGTTTTTGAGACACAAGCAAAGAATAGTACTGCCAAGAGCCCAATGGGGGCATTTGATAGTTTTGAAATTGAAAATGACATCGTAAAAGTGCTTGATGCACTGTCAGAATATTAGGAGGTAGAGCAATGAAAAAGCCAGCAAATTATGATAATACACAGGCATCCGGGGAATTTACCCCGGTAGAGCTTGGTGGACACTTTTTGATTATTAGGGATGTTGAAGAAACTCAGTCAAAAAATGGAAAAGATATAATTATTGTGCGTTTTGATTTTGCATCAAATGACAAGCAGCCAGGATATTTTATGAAAGCTTTTAAGGATGATATCCGACCAGACAAAAGATGGCCGCATCAAGCTACACAGTATATCCTGACTGAGGATAAAGACGGAAATTGCAATCGTTCTTTTAAGACGTTTACTACTTGTGTAGAGCATTCTAATCCGGGGTTCACTACCCAGTGGGTTGATGATTTCGGGATGCAGTTCATTAATAAGAAGGTTGGTGGAGTCTTCGGTATAGTTGAGAACGAATATATGGGTAAGGTCACGAAAAGACGAGAGTTACGATGGTTTGTTTCTGAGGATAAGGTGAAAGATGCTGCAATTCCAGAAGAAAAACTTCTGCCAGTCAGCGGTAAGCCAAATCCAGCGGCAGCAAGTGTTGGAAATGGGTTTATGACAATTCCTGAGGGAATTGAGGATGAAATGCCATTCATCTAGGAGGCAGAAGGTATGGATATTCAGATTGATAGCAGGGAGAAAGCAAGAGCGATTAGAAAGATTCTCAAAACTTTTGATGATAAGGGGATTAATCATTATACAAGTAAACTTTTTGTGGGGGACTATATGTCCCTCGATAATCCCCGTTTAATCATTGATCGTAAGCAGAACCTGCAGGAGTTATGCGGAAACGTATGCCAGCAGCATGAGAGATTCCGGAAAGAATTGATTCGTGCAAGGGATGCAGGGATTAAATTAGTGATCCTTGTGGAACATGGGAAAGGGATAGTAACCTTAGAAGATGTGTTCTTCT